CAAGAATACCAGTTACCTGCAACAGTAAATACTTTATCGCCAACAATGTAGGCTTGAGATGCTGCCCAGCCGTCAGGCTTAACACTCCATACAGGCTCATGTCTTGGAGAGCCTTGTTGAATAAGAGCAAAGCCTATAGTATCTGTATTACCTGCATTTGAAGAAGTAGGGAATCCAGAAAACAATTCAAATCTATCCGCAGACTCGTTAGCTATTTCAATGCGATATATACCAACGCCAGTTCTTGTTACTGTAATTCCTGTGTCATTAAAAACAGGCATATCTTGCAGACCTTTTTGCAAGTTAAATGCTGTAGCAGAGTTCGCGTCTGGGTCATTATTGGCATCGCCAGCATAAGTAATGTTTTTACTTAACACGCCTTGCACATCTATTTGATATGTTTCGCCATTATCAAAGTTACTAAATATAATATCTTGAATGCAAGTAACAGGAACAGGGCTATACTTGTCGTCATAATCCCACTCAGGCACATTGGCAAACGGAACCTCACCTGAAGTAAAACCATCAGGGTTATCAGTGCCATCAAATACAACTCTCTGGCTTGGGTAGTCACCATGAAACATTAGCATTACGCCTTCTGTTTGAGCGACTTTAACATCTTTAATATCTGACCCTGAAAATGGGACAATAACATCAGCTACATAAACTGTTTCTAAGCTGCCATTATGCGGGGCACGATAGAAACGTAAGTTATTATCAGTTAGGGCGCAGAGATAATTTTGATCAGCAGCATACTCCCAACCAAATGTCTTAGTGTGGTCTGGAATTGTGTTGCCGCTAGTAATTTCAGACTTTAAATTAAACTCGCCAATACGAAGTGAATAGCCTTGTTGAACTACAAGGTCTGTTACAATGCGCCAGTATTGTTTTTGTAGCCCAGCAATTTTAACTCTGTGACTTCGTTCAGCAGTGTCATTAATGCGGAAACTACCAACTTCAGTCCAGTTAGTTTGGTCTTCTGACCACTCAATAAAAATGTTAGCAGCAATATTGTCCGTATTCGCATTCAATAATATTGTAGCGGCTCTAACATCAATAAACTCAAACTCACCTGGAGTTGCAGTTAAATCATATTGCGCCACCATCCATTTGGGTGTAGCGCTATTATTTGCAGGAGTTATCGAATAAGTATTGTCATTGCCATCATTAAGATTGGAAGGACTTCCGCCATTAAATCCAACTGTAGGATTAATAGCTTGCTGTCTAAGAAGCTGCTTTAACATTACATCAATAAACTTAGTTCCAGGTCTGCGCTTAACCCCGCCTTGCGGCACAATGACTACGTTCTCGGCATTCTGTGCGCCTTTGTAGTATTGCTCAAGATCGGTACGGCCTAGTAGTAATGGTGACAACTCACCACTGGCAAAGCTGGTTTGCTGAAATTGTGACTTAGGCATTAGTACCTCACGTTAATAAATGGTCGATCCTGAATTGCTGTTTGGGGATGTTGCTGTGAGTCAGTGTATCGGGCCATACGACTAGCGTTTAGATATTGACCAGACAGTATTTCCATAGAAGAAGCACTGTCACGAATAGAAGGAGCAAAGTCCATAGCCAAGGCATACTCAATCATCTTGGCAAAGTATGCGGGCCATGCAGACTCGGAGGGCTTACGGATGTAATCACAGAAAAGTGTACCGCTATAGTTGCAGTGAACATTGCTGTTTATAATTTGATATGGAACGCTGGGATCAATTTTTATTAATGCCAGCACATCGGCAGGAAGAGTATAGGAAGTTTCCCACTCATTGCCTAAAGGAGCAACTGCATCTTTACTAAGCTCTGCAATGCTACGAGCAAAACCCCAGCGATGCTTGCTGAGTTCGTTCTCAATGATATTGTCATACAGGCTAGTGGCTACAACCTGAGCGCGAGTACCGCTAGTCAGAGATGTCAAAGGCACATCGCCAATAAGAATGAGAGCATTATTAATTAACGATAGCTTACTGTTTGCCATATGGAACCTTTAATTTGTAAAGAAAGGGGGCCGAAACCCCCATTCAGTTTTACGCAGTGATTACTACACCAGCAGCACAAACAACAGTAGTACCGTCATTTGACTCAACGTATGAAATACGTCCAGTAGGAGTTCCACCAGTAGTACCGACAACGATAAGTACGTCACCAGCATCTAGCTCGTCCTTAGCTGAAGCAAAGTAGTTAGTGTCTGCTACAACAGCAGAAGTAGCATCAGCAGTAGAATACTGCCAAGTAGCTCCACCAACACCAGAACCACCAATTCGGCATAAGCCGTCTCTTGAAAAAGCCATAATATTTCCCCTTAAGCAGCGCCAACTTTGTTGTATTGAACTTTAACGATACCAAGACCGTCACGAGAAACAGCACCAGCCTTCAGCATACCGTTACACAACCAAGAAGTGCGATCAGCAATCCAATCAACGTCAGTCTTGATGTCGATACCGATTGCAAGACCAACAGCGTCCTGAGAGAAGAAGTATGAATCAACTACGTTAGCTGCTTCAGTCAGGCCACCTTCAGCACGATCTTCGATAATTACAAACTTAAAGCCACCGAAAGTATCAACGTCACCGTTGACCAGAGCTTTAACATTAGCGTAATCAACAGAGCTGATCTTGTCTTCGTTAAGCATACCACCCAAACCTTTTGCTTCAATAGCAGCATACAGGTTAGAGTTAGGAACACCTTTAGAGCGAAGTGCAACTTGAGCAGCAATAATCTTCTCAATGTTCAGGTTAGAAGCAGTTCCGCCAGTGTCTTTACCAACAGTGTCAGCATAAGTAGTTTCTGCGTCCATAGCATCAATAACCAACTGGTCACAACGACGACCAAGAGAGCTTGCGATGGTGCTTGCAAGTTCCTGCTTTTCGTCAAAGTTTACAGTCTGAGCATCAAACATATCTGTGTACTCTGGAGCATTCCAGTTTTGCAGAGTTGCAGTTGCGAAGCCGTGAGAAATGTCCATAGGAGTTACTAGATCAGAAGTAGACTTCTGGTTAGCTAGACCCTTACCCATGTTACGGAATTTGTAGGTGTCACCTACTACGTTGTTTCGTACAGTTACAGCGCCTTTCAAAAGGCCAGCGTTTTGGTATGCGTGCTTGACCATGCTGTCAAACTCCGTTACCGCTACGGATGATAATACTTTACTCATAATGATTTCCTCGAAAAAGAGTAATAAATAATAAAAAGTTTTTCAAGGTTTTAGCTGAGTACCCGAGTAAACTTGGTCAGCATTCAACCTAAATTTACTGGGCCTTAATAGAAAGGGGTGTCCAGTGTGCCGATTATACACCTTTCACCCCATAAACTCAACCAAACGTGCGGGTATGAGCCTTGTCGCCACCAAATTCCTGCATCATCTTCTGGATTTTGGCTTCGTGAGAGGCATCAATACTACGAAGTAGCTGCCCATTTTCGTTCTTCATAAACATCTGAGCTTCAATATCGCTCCAGGTCATGCCAGTAGGATGCTGTCCACCATCAATAGGTAGCTTAGTAGGTGCAGTAGCACGAACCAAATACTCTACCAACTCAATAGACTTGGCATCAGTTACCAGATCACGAACCACATCGTAGTCAGCAGCATCTAAGTTGTTCTTTAGATAGCCTTCAACATTCTTAATGCGCTCGCCAGCATTGTCACCCAGTCGTGCAATCTCTTGCTCCTGCGTTACAGCTTCTACTGCTTCACCTTGTGCTGACAACAATTCCCACGCATCACCAAATGCTTCTTGGCTCATGCCTGTCTTCTCAGCAAACTCAGTTAGCTCTTGCAGTAGGGCATCGTCAGACTCAATTCCTTCTGGGCCAGTATAGCCATCTTTGGGAGCGCCAGTAAATCCACCGAACTTCTTTTCTAGTTCAGTATAGGCTTTGGCTTGCTCTGCGACAGACTTATACTTGTCGCCTTTGTACCATTCGGGTGTCTCACCTGTACCCTTGATACCATCAGATAAAAAGTATTCACCTTCACCTAGTTCGGGTGTACTTGCATCCAACAGGGTTTCGCTTGTTGTTGTTTCTAGTGCGGCCTGTTCTTCACTCATAATTATTCCTTACAGTATTTTAGCTTGTTGCATTTGGTTGATAATAAATTTAACAACTCCAGCCTCACCGTTATGGTAGGCGGCCTCATAATCAACATTAGAAGCACTAAAGGGGGTGTCATTGTTAAAGATAAACCGTTGCGTAATATCCTCAAGTACACGTTTGCCACCAACACTTGCGAAGCATTCGTTGTAAGCCTGAGCTAATTCAGCAGCAGCTTGTCTTTGTTTGGCGTTAGCTGCCTTTGCACCTTCTGCATCGACAGCCGTAGTATTGATTGTATCCCAACTCATAGAGCAGTTTGTCCTTGTGGAGGTGGAGGCTCACTACCTTCCATACCTTGTTGTTGTGCAGCAACTCCAGCTTCCATGATCTCTTGCTTTTCTGCTTTGCTTCTTATTAACTGGGCTGGCATTCCAGTCTTTTCACCAACCCAAGCCGCAAGGTCTTCAACTTTAAAGCCAATACCAACCTGATCTGGGCCAGCAGTGTTCATTACAAAACTAACAGCCTGCTGAACAGTCAAGATGTCTTCACCGTCCTGCGCCTTAGCCAATGGTGACATAAACTTAATAGCGACCTGACGACCATCTAGCTCAATAGGTGTAATAATACCACGACGAGTCAGTATAGCAGCTACTCGCTTAATGATGGGTATCAATACTTCGGTCTGTAATCTGCCGAAGGCAGAGCCGATGCGTTTAGCAAGTTCACGCGACTCGATGGCAACCTCAGTGGCGGATCGAACAGCACCAGTAGGATCACGAAGATCGTTGAATAGGGCCTTCTTGATTGACATCTGTAGCTCATTGATTTCAAACTGTGCCAATTGTAAGTTAGAGCCTGTATCTAGGCGTTGAATAGAAGGGTTGCTGCTGTTGTTAGAACCAACTGGAATAACAATGCCTGGGCTTATATTCAAATTGTAGGGGTTAGTTACGCCATCGTCTGTTGCTGTGTACATACCTGCTAGGTCAATAGCGGCCTTCTGGAGCACAAACTCTTTGGCCTTGTTGAGTGAGCGTACATCAGGGAGTGCCTGTAGTGCTGGGCCTCGACCCCTAATCTCACCAGCTACCTTACTATAGCGGCCTGTAACCCAAGGGCTAGAGTCTGCATAGTCCTGCATCCAGCTAATACGATCTTCCTTAGCAACCCACACACAGCCGTAGTAGGTCTTGGTCTTGGGCATATAGACAACACCCTCGCGCACATCGACATCAGTGTCTGGCTTCTTTTTAATTACGTCCTTCATTACTTCTGATGGCTCAAAGCCTTTCCAGTAACGCTCTAGGTTACGAGCCTTTACTTTAAATCGTCGCCAGTGCGTTTCGATATTACCCTGTGGGCCTTCCTCAAATGCTATTCCCTTCTGAGGAATTGCGTTAAAGATGATGGGCATCTCGTCACTTTCGTCTTCATCAATACGTAGTGTGCCTGTACCAATAAGGAGATCAAGGGCGTGCTCATAGAACTGAGTAGCAAAGTTAGATCGGTTAATGTAATCAAAGATAACCTCTGCCTGAATATGCAAGTTGCCCTGTATGTCTTGTAGGCTAACATCAAAGTCACCTTCTTCAAGCTGCTTAACAACTAGATCAGATGGCTCAAAGGTAGCCCAGCGTGACCAGATAGGAGCAATGTTTTCTTGTAGCTTACTAGCACCCTGTTGGATAGCTTCAAGTGCAGTGGAGTCA